TCGGGCGGAACGACACATATGTCATCAGGATCCCAATCATTCGCAAAATGACGGCGTTCACTTGCTCCTGAATTTTGTAGAATCCAATTCGCGGATTTACCATAAACTGTGATGGGGCTCGGCGTTGGCCCACTAGCAAAGTAACTCAGCATGAGATTTCCTAAAATCTTGTGGGTTGGGAAGGTTCTGATCTTGAAAGCCAGCCCCGATTTCCCAATTGGTGTCTGATCGGGTGCTAACGCCCCAAGCACGGGTCTGCCGTTCACCATCGTGTAATTGTACCAATTGACATTGGGCTGCAAGTTCAAATCCCCAACACCATTAAAAGTAAGCTGGGTCTTACCCCATCTAGGTAACTTGTACGCTGCCAAGATTCCCTGTGTACGATTATTAGAATTGAGGGTGAAGGTACCAAAAAACTTGTTGGATTCCGTGGAATTCAGTAATATGTCCTTCACATCTGTGATACCAGCCAGAGTGGTGCGGGTCAAGCTCCCTGATCCACCAGCACCCGAGTCCGGACCGCCCAAACGAAGTACATCCACGTCAGTTGTTCCCTCGACAAAACCTCGCAGTCTCAGAACAGCAGGTTCATCGATCTCAAGGGGGACACGAGCCGACAACGTGTATGTGGCATTCGTCGGGAGTTTAACAAGAGACGCAGCAACGTCTGTGGAAGGCCCCACAAATGTGGAATCCAAACGGCCACCCAGACTGATGGTGTCCGGGACACGTGTGGCATACAGAAGAGGGATTGGTTCCTCACAAATCAAAAGAACCTTCTGCGTGGTAATCGTTGGATTGACTACTGGGTTCACAGTAGTTGCCGCAACAGTAGACGTTGTGCTATTGGTTGTGATGGCATCATTCTTCTCAACCTGCGTTGAAGCGATTGGAGGACGTGGAAGTGTCAGCTTGAAATCGGTGGACATGGATTGGTACACGTTTACTATGACCTCGGACTCAGATAACTTCGAGGGAAGGAGAAGGGGGGCGAAAACGCTCATAGTGAGTACACCGTTCGCATATTTTCTACCCGACACAAATGATCCTGTAGTATGATTAAGAATCTCGGGCATCGACGAGATTGTTGGCAGAAACGGAGTGTCCTGTCCCCAACCAATTGATGCTATATGCTCAGTCTTCTCACCAATATCAAAGACAACAGAATAGTTCTTATTGTACTCCGAAACCTTGGTAGTATAAATCGGGTCCCACGTAAGCATCAATTGACCGCGGTGCATCTTAGAACAAATGACTTCGAATCTATACTTGCAAGTTCCGCTCCAATACGAAAAGGGGATAGAAACCCAAGTGGAGGGGGAGACATGGTACTCAGTATCTACCCCCGTTCCAGTGAAAACCCCATGGAAAGGGGAGCATCGGAACGATCCCAAAACTGTGTCTATGCCAGATCCAGTTGTCCACACAAATGAACCCACAAAACATTCTTTAGAAGCCAACCCTACGACTGAGGTGTCCGTGGAAGAAGCCCACATCACTGATGGCGACGTCGAAAGCTGAGGTCGGGAACCATCAATAGCTGCAGGTCCAGCATACGAGTTGGGGTCAGACAGGGCTGATTCGTTGACGATTTTGAGCACCGACAAGGGATGTACAGTGGGCATCACTAACTCGAGATTTTCGAAGTGTCCAAGAACGGTAATCAGACACGGCAAAGTGCCTTCATTGACCATCCTCAATGGCACAATTGATCTCACGGTGATTCGACCCAACTTCGCGACATCATCTGAAGTCATATCGGCATAATCTCTTGGGAATATAAACGGTAGTGTCATCGATCCCCCCTGAGAATCCCGCGGGGAGATAGTAACGCGAGGCCGTTGACTAAACTCGATCAGATCTTGCTGAGACGAAAAAGAATACTGGGTGATTTCATCATATCCAGGAAGCGGTTGGTACACGAACCATGCTAGGCCGGAATGGAAATCTGTTCCCTGAATACTCACGTCTAAAACCAAAGAAGCACGCATGAAGCGGAAAAATTCACATTTGTTGCGTAAAGCCTGATTCTGCATGAGAAGGGTCCAAGGATCAAAACTGAAATCTAAGGTCGATCCCACATTCCACGTATACGTCTTAAGCCTTACCGGGCGATGGGTGAACGATACTGGTGTGTCGTGCGTGGTTACAATCTTGGATTCAGCAGATTGCGATGCTGCCACTACCGTCACATCCGTAGTGGAAGAAGGAGTTATCATCTCCATGTTTTGTAAATTGCTTTCGTTGGTAACGCACTTTGGTTCTTGGGACTGCCCAGCGTTAGGGGAGTTCCTTGGAGATTCAACATTCAGAGAATGCCCCGTGACTGCTTCTCCCTCACAGTCTCGTGGTAATCTGTCCTCTGAACAGGCAGCTCTTGCATTATGCTGGTCTGCCAACCCATCAATTTTGCCGTAGTTGAAACGGTTTAAGCAATCGTCCAGACTGTCTGGATCTAAGCTCGTGGGATGTCTCGACTTCATCAAATTGATGTAGTACGAGAAATCCCGAGTCAGCGTTTTCTGGTGAATATGCCATCTACCAGCGGCTAATGCTGCAGCCGTTATCCTTTGTCTCCAATCCTCAAACTGCTCCTCTCCGTGTAGTGATAACTCTTCCATGACCGTTCTCACGACTTCAAACTCTACGATGCTGGGTTTCTCCGATGATGGCATCCGGCAATGTAATGACCTGGACAAAGAACGTAGATTGAGTGGACCAACAATTCTACCTAAATGCCCACAGTAGCGGAAGCCTCGTTGGCAACAGGAAAGTTCACGTAATTGAAGATTTCCACCTATGATTCCGCTCTTATCTGAACCCGTGATTGTGACGCCCTTGGCATTAAAGTACTTTGTGACGAAATCCATTGTCAGGGACTCACAGACGGTCGATAGGAGACTGTCGTCTCCGATCGATCCGACCCGTACTTCGTTGTCAAAATCCCCTAGAATAGAAACAATCTCCTCAGCAGGTAGCAGGTTTACCACCTCAACTAACTTTCGAAATCCCTCAAGGGTGTCAGGAAACAAATCGGGGTCAAGAGTGTAGACTTTCGCAGCGACATACGCCTCTCGTGTACGTAATTGAACGCCTGAGATGTTGTTGTAGGTGATGGTAAGCTTGTTGCCGCTCGTGTTCATGTACATAAACAGCCATTCTCCAAACAAGTTCAACAGTGGGACCGACATCTCGA